TAGCCATCGCAATTGTCTGATAGTCTTCATCATAAAGACCGTCGCGGTCGAAGATATCAAAACGACCATCATCCATCTTACGGATAGTGAATCCACGATAACGCTTCATTATGCAACTTCCTTTTCTCCACGAGCAATCTGAATATCGATGTCACGGAAGGTAACAACGAACTTCATCATCGCAAGAGCTGTATCAGCCAGACGAACGATCGAGTACTTCGACGGCGACTTTTCGTTGTAATACTCAACGTAGATCCAGTCAATCAGATCATTATTAGCGTTATAGTCCTTCATGATCTTAACGACTACACCGCGAATCGTACCAGCAGCAGATTCGTAGCGAACGCGATCACCAACGAGAACAGTCTTAGGAGCAGTCATTTCGTTCTTCCTTCTCTTCATCCTATACTTACTTATAGGCTCATTTTGAAAATAAGGCAACTGTTATTTTAGAAATAAACAGTCGTAGCGCGACCGTTGATATCGATACCAACGAACGAATCAGCGTAGCAGAACCATACGTCTTGAGCGCATGAGTAATATTCGAAAGCACCATGACCGTTGTCCTTGGCCAGCTGGCCATATTCATCGATCGCCTTGTTGATCTTGGTCAGAGCGATCTTAGCACGACGATCAGAAACCGACTTTTCGTCGTAGGCATTCCAACCAACTTCCTTGTTGCCTTCTTCGACCGAAACGTGGCTCGGCAGAGTGTAGGTACCATTGCAACCGCAAGCGCAACCAGAACGACCGTTGTAAGTCTTACGAACCTGTTCAAAGCTGATCTTCTGCATCTCAATCTTCCTTCTCTTCATCTTATATCTTACATTAGCCTCTTTTTGATAAAAAGGCAACTGTTAATATTCCCGAGTAGAACGAATGTCCTTGAGGTAAGGTGAAACCTGCTTAGCAGAGTACGACTTACCGTTCATATCGAAGTGCCAACGGCCATCTTCATGACGGAGGTTGAACTCTTCCTTATGACGGAACGGCGAGAGACCGGCAGACCAAGGCCAACCGGTCTCGAGTTCGAAAGCACCACCGCTGAGGTTAACAACTACTTGCATCTTTATCTCCATTCCTTATACCTTCTTATAGGCTAAAATGGAGAATAATGCAACTGTTATTTTCAGAAAAAGTCTTTATCGTGCTCGTCAGGACGGCCATAATGGAAGCCGTCTTCGTCTTGATAACCTTCTGGTGCGGTCAAGATCATGTAAACCGTACCTGCGATTATCAATAGTACTAAGATAAGAAGCCAGGGCATATTAGCTGTTTTCCTTGATAGGGATGCGCGCAAGAAAGAACGAAGGAGTAAAACCATCGAACCCGCCGCCCATGTTTAGGTGACGAGCAAGCGACTTAGCATCGTTCTTGGTCATATCAGACTTAATCACCTGACGGGTACCTGTCTCAACAACTTCGTGTAGGTAATGGCCACTGACCGGATTTGACTGTGCCCAGTTAACCGGTTTGTCCAGTGGATGGTCCATATTCCAGCGATTGGTATTCTGTACGGCATAGTTCATCATTTATCTTTAATCCTTTTACGAAGTTCAGAAGAAGACAGGTGGTGCTGTCTGGAGTTATAATATACGCGAATACCACGTTCATCGCATATATCCTTACCAGTGAAGTCCTTATTCTTATAGTCTTCACCGATAATTCTGACATCGAAGTGGCGCGACTCTAGAATGAGTCTGACTTCCTCTTCGGTCGTATAAGGGACGATCTCATCGACATACTTGCAGCCCTTAAGCTGAATATATCGCTCGTACATCGTCTGGATGGGTTTGTTCTTCTCTGGACGATCCACAGTAGGATCAGACTGAAGCGCTACAACGAGCCAATCGCATTGCGTCTTGGCTTCTTCGAGCATCATAATGTGGCCTGCGTGGAGGAGATCGAAACTACTGAACACCACACCTACAATCATAGATACACCATCGTCATATTACCTCTTTTAACTTTTTGATATATTGAATTACCATGTTTAAAACCTAAAGCCTCACAAGCATGTTTAATACTATCATATTCGACATTATCAATCAATACCTTTTTATATTTTCCAGGGAAAGGTTTACCACGTCTTTCAGCCATCGCTTCTTTATGACTATTAGTCGCCTTTTCACTTCTCGGCTTAGATTTAAACGATGCAACCCGTTTTGCAATTGTCTCAGGTGATTGTTTCGTACCCTTTTTAGAGTTACCTTTACGTTTGGCTCGGATGCTCTCAATCCATTGTTCTTTTTGCTCTGACGACATTTCAGCGTGCCATTGTTTAATACCATTACTTCTTTTTTGTATAACAGCTTCTTTATTAGGATGTAAAGATGTGGTGTCACCGCCGGTTCCACCCTTTGTAATATTGTAGCCTATATCCCAGTTAGTTGAATCGTAGTGATCGATCCAGTAGCATTCGCGTTCATCAATTATATCAAGACTACAATCTTCTAAAATCTCTTTTACGAAGACTTCTTTACCATACTTTTTTATAGCGTTGTTAAGTATTCTACCTGAGCCAATATAGTTCTTATCGTTGTGCTTTTCTTTACCGATGTAGACCTTACCATTGACAGTGTTTGTCGTTTTATAGATATGTGACATACAATACTCCTTTGCAGAAGTATTTATATTACTTTATCAATGTTTGACCTATTAAACACGAATTATTTTACTTGACATCTATATCATCTGCTAGAATACGCAAGAGATGTGCATATTCTTTTCGGGCTTCTACAGGCATATCTTTCAATTCAAAAGTTGTCTGCCGAAAGTTAAAGTAACCGGTATTACGTGTCTTGTAGACTAAGAGCACCCCTCTATCTACTTCGTCCTTCCTCATGAACGAACCTTCACATAGCTAATTGTATCATAGCCTTTATAGTCAGTAGCCCACTTACCACGTGACCTTTCCTTGAAGCCAATCTTATCTATATTCTGTTTAAAGTACTCGCGGGCTACAGCAGCGATTTCCCAGTCATTCTCGGCTTGAAGTTCAAACTGATCTGTGTGCCATTCTTTATTGAATGTGACCTTATAGGTCTTGAGCTTCTTCTGCTTCTTAAGAAAGCTCTTAACTTCATCACGAGCATTTGGCTTATTGAGGAGCTTATCAAATACCTTCTGATCCACCTTAGCCAGCGGACCCCAAGACTCTTCAGAACGATTAATCACTTCAAACATAACTTAATATACTCCCTTTAAAGAAGGAATGCCACACTTTTGTCACTTAAACCCTTGAAACTTGTCCTTGTCGAACTTACCCGAAGGGGTATTGTCGTACACAGGACTATCATCAACAATATCATCTTGAGCTGACTGCTCAGCATCATAGAGACGCATACGAGGTCTATCAACACCAACCACAAAGCGCTTATACATCTCAGGATCGCTGTAACGATTCTTGAGCTGCTTGACCATGATCTGATTCAGAGCCTTAAGCTCGTCTGTCGCAATCAGAGCAATCATAAAGTCAGCCGTAGCAGGCAGACCAAACGATTCAGAGGTATCAGTCAGACCAACGTCAGAACTATCATACCCGGAACGAGTCGTCTGAGTAGCTGAGATAATCGGAACGTTGAACTCAACAGCCAGGCCGCGCAGCTCTTCAGCAATGGCCTTGATATAGGTATACGAGTTAACGTTAGCGCCCTGCTTCAAACGAGACGACATACAGATATTGAGATAGTCAATAAAGATGACGTCAGGGATAAAGTTCTTCTTGATCTTCAGCTCATTGATAAGATGGCGGAAGTTAGCCGAACCAGCTGTAGAGGTTGGATACTCCTTAACGATAAGACGCCCGACAGTCTTCTCTTTGAGACGTGCCATCTTCTTATCATACGAATCCTTAGGAAGCATTCCTAGTTCATCGAGAGGAACGTTCAGCAGATTAGCATCGATACGCTCAGCGATCTTCTCTTCTGCCATTTCCATCGTAATGTACAAAACGTTCTTACCGGCAGCCATATACGATGCAGCAAAGTGACACATCGCCAGCGTCTTACCGACGCCAGTACCAGCCAGAAGGATGTTCAGAGTCTTACGAGGGAGACCACCACGAGTGATCTTGTTCAAGAAGTCAATATCGAATGGAAGACGTTCTTCCTTACGATGATAGAACTCGAAACGAGATTCAGCATCTTCGATGAAGTCGTGGCCGATAGAAGTATCAAACGATACAGCTAATGCATCTGATAGAAGCTGGGGAATAGATCCCTTAGCCATTTTACCAGTCTTATCGTCCATGATCTGGATCGATTGCATGATGGCATTGTAGATGGCTTTATCTTGACAGAACTTCTCGGTCTGGTCAACCAGCCAGTCAACACTAGACAGTTGATCAGATTGATCAGGGATCTCTTCGATGATCTCTTTACATTCTTTGAACTGATCTTCCGAGATATTATCACGGTTGTTCAGATCAACAAGCATCGCTTCCTTGGTAGGAGTAGCATTATACTTGGCAATGTAAGAATCGATTAGCTCGAAAACAACCTTATCGTTGCGGTTATGAAAATATTCCGGCTTGAGAAATGGAATTGTTTTACGAGCGTACATCTCATTATTGAGAAGGTTATTAAAAATGGCACGCTCAATTTGCATGTGTTCTAAAATCCGCTAGAAGAAAAACCATAAGAGCTGGCCAGGCGTTTCCGAAGAACCAGAAAGCGCCCAGCATCATAGCTATAATAGTGATGTTGTAAAATAACACCACAGGTACTGTAAGATTACTCTTCTCCATCGTCAATCGATTCCAGTACTTCACTGACGTCATCTTCTTCCTTCATGATCTTACCATGAGCAACTGCATACTTCTTTTCTACAGCCTTTTGGAAGGTCTTGTCAAGAAGAATCTTAAGCCAGAAGTCCTTATTCTCGGTATCAGTATAGCGGAACTTCTTATCTTCTATTTCGCCAGTGTCACCATCCACTCGCGAATACCATCCATTGGATGGCTTGATGACGTGGCCTGTATCCATAGCAATATCAAGAAGACCAGACCATTTAGAAATACCGCCTTCGTAAGTAACTTCAATCGGGATCTTAGACTTTTCTTTGACATAACGAGACTTTTCAACATTGATGATAAAGTTATAACCAACAGTATCCTTACCATCCTTTTCCTGCTGACGTCCGATGATGAAGATGTTATCAGCCGAGTAGTAAGAACCTGTACCACCGCCAACGATGTCCTTCGGGAAGAGCGAGATTTCCTTATAGGTATGGTTGATCGCGATCAGAGGAATATCCTTGATCGTCAGGTGAGGTGTAATCATACGGAACAGCGACTTAAGCTGCTTAGCACGCGACATATCAGCCACCGACTTACCATCGAGAGCGTCATCGACTTCCTTCTTGGAAGCGAGGTTACCGATCGAGTCGATGATAATGATGATATGATCACCGCGTTCAATCTGGCTGAGCTGCTGCATCGAGTCAAGCTTGAGCTGTTCAACGTCTGTGATAGGAGTATGAAGCACGCGAGTCATATCGATACCGAACGACTCAAAGTACGACTGAGGCGTACCAAATTCGGAATCGTAGAAGAGCAGCACAGCATCACTATACTTGTCGAGGTATGCCTTAGCGAGCATCAGCGAGAAGGCTGTCTTAAAGTGCTTGGAGGGACCAGCGAACATAGTAAAGCCAGGAGTCAGACCGCCATCAAGACGACCCGAAAGAGCGATGTTCAGAGCTGGTACGGAAGTTGGAATCATATCCTTCTTAGTGAAGAACTTCGATTCAGAAAGAATAGCAGAATCCTTAATAGTAGAATTCTTCTTGAGTTTATCGAGTAGTGACATAGAATCTCCTTTGTATGGCCCGCAAGCCAATACCTATTTGTAGTATATTTGTCGTGTGAAATCAACTGTTTAGTATCTGCTCAAGACGCTTCTTGAATTCGGCAATCTTAGTTGCTCGATTAGGCCAACGAATCATT